TGCAGTAATAATTGGCATGATCATTCCATCTATAAAGTCAATATTCATTCTGTTTTCACCTTCCCTTTTATGCGTTCTCTAATGCTCTGACTCTTCTCTCAAGAGCTGTATAGTTAGTTTCAAGTGTGCCAACTCTTCCGGCTAATGAAGTGTAATTAGTCTCCAAATTTGTGAGTCTTGTTTTCATAGCAGCTATGTCATTCAGAATCGGTTCTATCTGCTCAGTGACTTCCTCTACTGCTTCAAGTCTTGTAAGAGCATCTGCTACAGCCTCTGTAAGAGCCTGAGCTTCAGCTTCAAGTCTCTCAGATAATGATGTGAAGTCATTCCTGAGTGATGTGATGTTGACACCCAATGCCTGCAGCAGAGATTTGTAAAGCTTCTCACTATTGTTGCCTACTTCATTCAGAGCAAGCTGTATATTCTCCTTGAGCGATTGGATCTTCTGATCAGGAGTGAGGTTGAATCGGTCATCGTATTCTATGATCATTTACTTCACCCCACTTCCTCTTCTGAACCTACGTGTCAGCGATTTGATCTCGCAGTCACCTTTACCTGTCACCTTGATGGAGAATCTGTCGCATCTTCTCGGAATGATCGGAACATCTTCACCACCTGTGCCTGTATACTCAAACTTCCTGACCTGCTCCCATGCACCATCATCCATTTTGATGTAGATATTCACCTTTGTTCTTGGCTGAGCAAGGAACCTGAGTGACATCTTGCTATATATCTTCTGGTTCTCTACGTACTCATCAAACGGCCCAAATACAGCCATCCAGTCTCGGTCATACTTCTTTTCAGATGCCTCTGCCGGATTGATGACATACATCTTGTCAGCCTTAAATACTCCGTAGTCTACATCCGATATGAAGTACAACCTTCCATCAAGTGTGCAGCAGTCTCTGAATCTGACTTCATCTTCCTTGTGCCATACAGCCTTGTCGATATCCAGCACCATCAGCTCATACGTATCATCTTCCTTCTGAATGGATGCATAATATTTGATGCCTTCCGTACCACCGACTACGTTCTTGAACTTCATATTTAGCTTGTCAGTGATTCCATAGGGAGTGCCACCTTCATAAGCCATGATGCCTATCGTTGACTTATAGAACACCTTGTCATTTATAACCACTACCGACTTACTGGAACCTTGCTCCACTCCATAGCAGACAGTGTTGGTAATCTGAAAACTCGATGGAGATGTGCCGTATATCTTGGTCATACTGTTCTGTTTGAAGAAGATCAGATGCCCGGAGTATGCTGCAGATCCTGTCCAGTTTTCATCAGTACCTTGCTGTGCGTAGTATGAGTCAAGCGATGTTCCCTGATAATACTTCCAGTTCTTAGGATCACCCAGCTTGCAGGCATAGATCGTATTATCATCATCCGATGCACCCCACAGTCTGTTGTTCCATTCGATAACATGATGGATGTCAGGGATCTCTCGCTTTACTGTTCCTGTGAACGTGATGCCTGTAGCTCCAGCACCAGTCAGCTCAATGAATGTCTCTCTCGGAAGAGTAAGCACATTACCACTCACATCATTTATAGCCAGCGACACAGTGCATGCCTTTGATGTAGCAATACCGTCTTTAGGTGTGTAGTACAAAGTGCCGTTGATATCTACTGCATCACCCTTTGCAAAGCCATGCCCGGCATTAAGTGTCAGCTTCGCATCTGTATTGCTTATTGTGACAGCTGCGGATGTGACTGACTGTGATGCATCGAGATGTCCATACTCATTGATAGTCACAGACTCACTGCTTCTTGTCAGTGACAGATACGTTTTCTGAGGAAAGAAGCATATCTTTGTATTGATCGCTACCATCTCAGTATCTGCGGTCAGTCCTGTAACAGAAGTCTGTTCAGTGCCATCATAGTAGAATGCGATGCTGCCCTCTTCCTTCTGAGCGATCATAGCTATGCGCTCATACTTTGTCATAATGGATAGAGGCTTCTTCGCTCCTTCAGGAAGAGCATATGATCCTCTCAGCTGACGAGGACACAGCAGTGGATATCTGTCTGAAGTAAGATTCTTCATGTCAGACATCTCGCCTTCCTCAACATATGACTTCCGGTTCAGACCTTTGAATTCAAGAATGCGCTCTTCGTATGGTGTTGGTCTTGTAACCAGTGGAACTGTACTAGCCATATAATCACCACCTTGTCACATGTCTGAATCTGCGAGGATAGTTTGTCCGGCTGACTTTACCTTCACGAACTACCCAGTCGGTGAAGTCCTGGAAGTCCTGTGTATGCTGTGCCTGGTTATTCGTGAATGAATCATATTCTTCCTGCGAATAGTCAATCTGCATCTTCACATATGAGACATACAGTCTGTCATACGGAGCAGGTGCAAGCAGCACACGATCCAGCTCAGAGTCATGCTCATACGTATAAACAGGAACATCAGTGACACTCAGCTGTTCTGCTACCTCAGCTTCTACTTCATTAACAAAGGCGATAAGCTCTGCCTCTGTGAAGCTGCTTGGCTTCTCCTTATTGATCTTGTTTAGCAAATCTCTTATCGTCATTGATATTCTCCTTATAAAATTTGGTGAGGACCTGCGTTAGATCCTCACCATTCTGACCTACAGGTCTGTTCTTTGCTCTTTGAATTTCTCCTGATTCTTAAGTGCAGCCATCATCTGCTGATTGGAATTCTGAAGAACTTCAGCTACATTCCTCGGTACCATTACTGTCTCACCCTTCCTGAACTTGGTCACATATCCGTTGATTATGACTGTTACTTCCGGGTCCTGACCTTCTACGTAAGGCACCATGACCATCACCTTGTCTTCTTCCTTCTCAGCTGTGACTTCCTTCTCAGCCTTGACTTCTTCAGCCTTGACTTCTTTCACTTCAGTTTCAGCTTCGAGATTCTTCTTTGTTGCCATGATAAACTCCTTTCATCGGAGCTTGGATTAGTTGGCCTCGGCACTTGCACCATAGGAAGCTGCAGACTCGATTCTGACCATGTATTCCTGAGTCAGGATAACCGCAGTTTTCTGGAGCTTCCACCCAGCTGTGGCTCGCTGGTTCAATGGGTCCGAACTGCCCCCACTTCCAAGCTGCTTCACGATTGTCTCGATTCCACTTCCGTTGATAGCTGTAACACCGAACGCATTAGCAGCAAGAACGAGAGTACCGTAGATTGGCAGTGTACTTGGCTTCCAGATCTTAGCCTGAGTATTCTCTACGAAGCGTACTCCGTACATCTTGCCGATCTCTCCCTCGAAGATTCTGCCGGAACCTGCATACTGGTTAGCATCTATCCACTCGGAGTCCTTCATCAGGTCATAGACAACATCAGGATGTACAATAGCTACGTAGTCACCGTTGATAGTCTCAGCGTTGTTTCTTCTGAGCCATCTTACAGCCTTCTTGATATCCTCGATTGTCAGGACATCTGCTGCTGTGAGTCCACCAGTTCCAGTACGTGCAGTCTTGCCACCAGCGTACATTACGTTTGTTCCTGCCTGGATGATGTCTCTTGTGATGGTATCGGATACCAGACCAGCCTGAGAAGCAAGCAGCTTCATGATTTCCTGCATGTTGTTGTCATATGCAGTGAGGTTCAGCATGTCAGTTGTGGTGATGTAGCCACCGTACTGCTTAACAGTAGCTGTGATGGCTGTTACACCATAGTTCTGTCCGTTCGGAGTGATACCTTCTACAAGCTCCATGTCAGCTGGAACATGTGGAAGTGCATTGAACTTTCTGAACTCGATGGTCTTGCCGTTGCCACCAGGAATCGGCCTCTTCTGACCGAACTGATCATGGATCAGCTTAGGCTCTGCCAGTCTGATGAGGTTCTTGTCATAGAAGGTCTTCATCTCCGGAGAGAGATCCTGTGCTGCTGTGTATGGATCTACAGATGGACTCTGGCCTGTCCAGTTAGGTCTGAGTGGAGTGTAGTCATACTGTGCTGCGTTATCAAACAGATGGAAATTATAGATAAACTTATTCATTGTTGTTCTCCCTTCATCTATTCACTCAGACGAGAGAGAGTCAGCAGCTAGAATGAGATTGTCTCTCCCATAGCTACTCTTCTGTTGATCTCGTCCAAGTCTTCATTACTCAGTGACGAAGGATCAGACTTGCGCTGTATTGCAGGAGCATGATTCAAGGCACCTTCCATCGGCCTTGCTGCTCTCTGTGCTATGTTATTGACAACCTGCTGTGTTGCTGTGCGCTGAGCAAATGCATTCATTCCATTGTTAAGCTCCTGAATATGAGCTACCTGGAATGCTGTCTTTACATCAACTCCATTATCGAGAAGCTGCTTGAACTTAGCATTCGTCTGGATCTCCATGACGAGATCGAATGCCGGGAATGCCTGCTGAATCTCTGCAGCATCTGATTCCCATGCCTCAAACCTCTGCTGTCTCTCCTGCTCCTGCCTGTAAGATTCCTCTATCTGGTGGAGCCTGTCTGAGTCAGCCTGCAGCTTGAGGTTCTGCTTATACTGCTCAACATCAAGTCCAGCTCTCTCTGCGCCTGCCTTGTACAGTTCATCATCATTAGCAATAGCTGTCTTTAATCCTTCATAGTCTCCTGCCTTCAGT